AAAAGGGGAGCCGAAGCTCCCCTTTTTCTCTTAGGCCGCGCCGGGCGAACCGAAGATACCGCGCCAATCAGAGAAGCCGAAGCTGTAACGCTCACGCGCCTTGTAGCGCATGTTGCCAGTTTCGAAATCCCCTTCAAAGGCGGTCTTCATGGTGACACGTTCAAACATCTTCATGCCGTTCGGGGCATCGGTCTTAACAAACCATGCATCCGGATCGGTCAGGTAGTGGTTGACAGTGTAGCCCTGCGGAATCATGCCCATGTTCTTGATGGCATTGATGTCGTTGTCAGCAGTGCCAACACGCAGGGTGGACTTCATGATGCGATCCGCAGTGAACTGAAGCTCTTTTGGAATAATCAGCTTCAGACCTTGGACAGCAATCTTCAGGTTGCGCTCATCCACAAACGACTGGATGTCGATGATGGCCTGTTCCAAGGAAGTCTCGGAAAGGTCAGCAGCGGTTGCCAGTTCGTTCTTCTGATCAGGGCCACCAATGATCGGGTGATCAGTCGAGCAGAGTGCAACGCCGTCACCACCTGTAGAGGTAGTGAATGCGCCGTTCAGCACAGAGGCTGCCTTGATCTGCTTGGTGGTTGCCATCGAACGAGCCAGAGCCATGGTGTAACGGCGAGCCAGACGGTCGTACAGGTTGTCTTCAACTGCTTCTTCAGTCAGCGAGAACGCCAAGGCGATGGTCTCGTGAGTGTAGCGAGCAGTAAACACTTCCTGCGCGGTGTCATAGGCCAGACCTGCGCCTTCGGTTTTGACCGGAGCCTCACCGAAGCCGGACAGCATGACTTCTTCTTCAAATGCACGATCCGATGATTCAACATCATAGATCTGCAAATGCTCTTGCTCATAGTTCTTGTACTCAAGGCCGAACAGGGCGTTTAGACCCGGCTCAAGTTCCTTTACAAGTTGTGCACGTGTAATTGCCATGATTTAGCTCCTTATTCGCCCGGTGTGCCAACACTGCCATAGCTATGACAGTTGATCTTGACAACTACTTGAGTGAAGTTTTCTCCTAGCGCATTGCCGGGAATGTCATACTTACCGACAATCTTTAGCACTAGTGTTGAACCGGTGCCGATTGTCGAGGAATCCAGTTCCATACTGGACAGACCGTTAATGGTGCTGCCAGTAGAACCGACCGTTATTTCAGCGTTTTGGCCCATGTCCGCTTGAACAATGTCCTCATCCGCTTGAATGACGAACAACTGACTCGGATCGTCAATCACATCTGCCTCGATAGTGCCAGAGGTAATGTTAATGGAACCCGGGTAAAAGTTTTTCCAAGTCGGCTTGCCCGTTGTCGGGTCAACGTAGTAGCAGCCATTAAACACCCCAACAGCGGTGGTATGACTTGCTGCAACGTACTTAACAATGTAGCCGCCAGCGAGTGTGACTAGATCACCTTGATAGATTGCGCCAGACTGATTGTCTGCAATTTGATACCCATACTGCTTTTGGGCACCTGTTGCGGATAGGTTACCAAGCGGGCGCAGACCATAGGCTTTATCGACGTTTGCCATTTGTCTATTCCTTAAAAAAGTTTACTCATCAGCCTTCGGACTTCCAAAGACTGTTCGTGACTGTCGTGACGGCATGTTGATGCGCATGCTGTCGTGAGCATTCGCCTTCATCAAGTCGTTATCAACAGCCTGCATCTGATCTCGGGACCGTGAACTGTAATACGCGTTGCGCTCTGCTACTGTCTCCTCAGGAATTCGTGCTAAAAGCAAACTTCCCACACCGAGAATCCCGGCATGTCGGTTGCCATCCATCGGAGTGCCTAGGAAATCCGGATACTCGTCGGCACGTACCAACTCATAACCTTCCCGCAGGCGAGATGCCACATTGATACGATCATCGTATCCGTTGGCTTCTGCTCTGATCCAGCGATGCTTGTAGCCCGGAGGAGCAGGAGGCGCATCAAGTTTAGAAGGAGGGGCCCACGGCTTACGGCGCGCAGTGGCGGAACGGCTATCAGCTTCCCGCGACTTACGATTTAGTGATGGCACATCAAGTTTGTCCATGGTCTTACTCCTTAACGTATTTGGCGTATTCCTCTAACGGAACACCGAGTTTTTTGGCAATCGCGACCTGACTTGGGGTCAGCTTCACGCTGCGGCGCGCTGTGTTAACTCCCGACGAACGGGTAGCAGGAGCAACGGAATGCGCGGACCGTGCTCGCTGTTGCTTAGGCGGAGCCGAACGAGCGTTTTCACTTTGGAACTTGTGAGGAAACGCTTCGCGGATACGCCTGTCTAATTCATCATAATACTCCTCGCTTTGAGGGTCAAATCTTTCTCGATTGACAAGCTGGGCATGGATGCCAAAAACAGCATGCGTCATCGGGACATCCGAACCAAACCACGGGTTCTGTTCTGCCCACTCCTCCGCACGAGGATCCGGCTCCTGTGCCTGCTGCTGCGCCGGTTGCGCTTGACGTTGCTGAATTTGTTGCGCTTGGTGGGCAGCATACTGCTGCTCCTGCTGTTGACGCAGCGCCGTTGCCTCTTCCACACGACGCTGATCCATCAAAATGGCCGTCAACCGCTGCTGCGCCTCAGTCTCCGTATCAAAATCGCCCTCTTCACGCGCCTGACGAATGACCTGCTTCAACGCCGCAATCTGCGTATCGATCCGACCCCTCGCCTCGTTCAAGCGCTCCGTGTCCGTGTGCCTGAACTGCTGCTCTAACTGAGTGGCACGTTGTTGAACATTCTTGGCATACTCAATTGCCGCCTGCTCACGACGCTCCGTCTCCCGCAACCGGGCCGTTAGCTTCTCAATACGCTTGCGAACATTGGCACTGTACTCATCCAAGTCCTTCGCCTGCTGCTTTTGCTCAACAGACTGAGCAGGTTCCTCAGGCATCTCAACCTCAGGAGCCTCCTCAAGGCCTGTTAAGACCGCCTCAGTACCATCTTCATTCATTTCAACCGTGGCAGACTCTTCGTCCTCGCCAATGTTGAACTCTAGTTGTTCGTTTGACATGACTTTTCTCCTTTAGAGCAGGTGGACAATGTCTTCGGGATTGGCAATCGTCGCCAAAACCTCGTCATCGTTGATAAGGCGTATCTCGCCACCCTCAATCGGGATGCGCGAACCTGCATAGCGACCGAAAACAATCCAATCCCCCGGCTTGCACCACGGGCCGTCTGGGAACTTGCTCTCATCGCAGTACGCCAAGGGGCCTACCTCAAGCACATACGCACAGGTAGTCGCCAATTGCGTCTTTTTCTGCGTCTCCTCCGCTATCGCAATGCCGCCTTTAGTCACTCGGGCCCCGCGATACGGCAAAAGAGAAATACGCCAGCCCGTCGGACGAGGAAGATGATCCCGAACGCTCCCGTTCAGCTTCTCTTCATCCAACTGACCTTCATCATTGAAGACATCGTCAATCGTTGGGCCCTTGGCCTGCTGCTGCTCCAACCACTTGCGCTCCAAAGCCGTCAAGTTATCCTGCTTCTCTTCCACTGCTTCCATCTAGTCCTCCGTTGGGGTTAATACGCATCAGCAAACGATTTGAGGCGCTCTTTGATCGAGTCCTCAAGCATATTCAACCCTTCCAGACGGCCCATTAAGAAACGATACCGCTCCATGGAAGTCACTGAACCGTTCAACACCATCGCCTCCGTGTCAGAGCGAAGTGTTCTCAAGTCCTTTAGAACTGCTTCTGCAAATTCCAGCATGGGAAATCTCCATGAGAGCAGACGGTTCAAAGCTACCGTCTGGAAAGCTTGAAAATCAATAAATCTTGACCGGGTTGTTCCCGTCTTTCTTCTTCACGATCATGGCCGGGCCCTGCACACCCTTCATCGCACCACCCTTCGCCATCTTCTTCGACTTGCCCGCAGTAGACAGCGCAATCGCCACCGCCTGCTTGACCGCCGCCTTCTTGCTCTTGGGCTTACTCGTGCCTATCGAGCCACTCTTTTTGAACTTACCCACCATCTCGCTAATATTCCCCGAGATCGTCTTCTGACTCGAACCCTTTTTAAGAGGCATTTCTCGCTCCTTGCTGTTGAGTAACCTGATTCAACCGCTCTCTCGCCACATCCGCACGTAACATCGCAATATTCTCCTGCGAAGCTACCCGCGCCATGTTAGCCCGTTGCACTTCTGCTGCCTTTTGCTTCTCTACTTCCAACCGCGCTTGATCCACCTGAATGCGCGCCTGATCCGCCTGCGCGCGCTGCTGAATCTCAGCCTCCTTCAACTGAACCACCGGATCAGGCCCCTCACCCGCCAACTGCGCCTGCAGGTTCTTGAGCTCCATCATGCCTTCCGCCACCTTCATCGCAATCATGCCCTCCTTCTGAATCGGAGACACCATACGATCCGGGTCCGATCCATACTCGGCAAACAACTGCGCCTCAATTATCTCCTCCGCCTTCTTGCGAATATGATCCAGAACATGCTTTAACAAGACCATCCCCGCCTGTGGATTGGCCTGCATCATTGGCGACATGCCCATGATCAAATGCGACAAAATATGCGCATCATGCTGCTGCCCAGAAAACGCCTTTAACTCCATCATGTCCAACACATCCGCGTTTTCCTGTGCCGGATCCTTCGGCATCTGCGTATTCTGAGGCCGCAAAATGCCATCAATGTCTCGTACGTTCATCGCCGCATACACACGGTAATATGCCTCGTACATGTTATGCATCATCGGCGCACTTTGCGCTAATTGCAACTGCGTTTGCGCCAAAGTGATCCGCTGGGCGACCGAAAATATATTCGGATCGGCCACCGGCAACACAGCCACCAGATGATTGAAGTCCTGCTTCTTGATTTTGCGCGATGCACCCGGTACTTCATACGGATACTCATCAGGTAAGTACTTTCCAAAGCCCTTGGCGAGTAACTGGAACTCCACTTTTTGCGCATAATGCAGCCGCTTGTGGATGGCCGACATCACCATCGAGCCTTTTTCCAACAACGCAATCGTGGTGCCCACCGCCGCCATCTGATTGCCGTCGCCCACCTGCATGTCCGCAATCGAAGCCAAGCGTTTGCCCGCTTCCACCACAAAACCTAACAGCGAAAACAACGTCTGGCTCGGCTCTTTGTACGGCAGAGGCAATAACGAAGCCGTCAACTCCGCACCACCCGCATCAATATCCCGCCATTCGCCCGGTTGAATCGGATTATCGCTGTCCGCGATCCGTGCGCCTTTAGCCTTGAAGCCCGCAGGCAGATTCGAGAGCGTTCCCGAGTCCAAAAGCTGCCGCAAAGCCATCGTGGCCGTCTTCGACAAGCCACCAATCAAATGCACAAAGCCTAAACCGTACGCGCCTAAGCCCTCTACCAACACATAATGCACAAAAGTCGGAATCCGAAGCTTTAATTCGTCATCCTCTTCCCAATTTCGACGCACTCCAATGACGCGACCACTGACTTCGTCAATCGTAATCAAAAAAGGCAGCTTAATTCCCGTCGGCTGACCATCTTCATCCACGTCTTCAAAGCCCGGCACGTCATAATCGACATGCATCTCCAACAAAAAGATCTCTTCCGCCTCATCCGACGGACTCAAACCTGTCTGCTTGTCCACCGCCTGCGAAATATCGCTCGCCGTTGGGTCGTTGGCCTCGGGCTGTAGGCCAATATCCAAGTACTCCCCTGCCAAAACACGCTTTTTGAACTCATTTGCCGACATCGCAACACGATGCGTGATCCGTGAGCACTGGCTCATGACGCTTGAGCCGTAGTACGGGATGTATAAATCGTCCGACAAGACCAACTTGGACACCATCCGGCCCAAATAACGGTCGTAATACACCTTCTTGAACACCGAACCACCATAACCTAGATAGAAAAGCGCCTGATCAAACTCCGGCGTGTACTCCTCCATCACATTGGTCAACTGGTAATTCATGAAATCTTGCACTCGAGAGGCTTGTTGGGCCTTGTCCAACGTCTCTTTGCCCACCACCTGAGTGCGCACAGGACCACTTGAAGGCATCAACTCCTTCATCGCCTGCGCTTGGAACTGCACAATGGCCTCCGTTAACATCGGATGCACCGTGCCCGCCGCTCCACGAAAAGGCTTGGTCCGCTCTTCAAGCTTCAAGCCCAGTAAATCCAAGCCCTTGGAGTACATCGTCTCCCAATCCGAGCGCGAAGACTTGTCTGCCTCGTACAAAGCCAACAACGTCTGCGACATCTCCGACAAATCATCCTTACTAATTACCTCCGCAAGGTTGTCGTAGAAGTCAACTTCCGCTGCTTCCTCCTCACCCATCTCAATCGTCGCCCCACCATCCTCTTCCAAGACGATCTCAATCTCAGGCATGCCCGCCGCTTCAATCTCCACGGACAAGGGCTTTTCGTTTTCCCCGAGCTTATCTATTGGCATGACTATTCCTTAAATGTATTTGCGCTTACTGGTGTCTTTTTTCTCGACCTTGCCGCCTTTTGCAAAGCCTTGAGTGCCTTCTTTGTAGCTCTTGTATTGGCTGTACAAGTCGCCCCAGTTAACAGTTGGACGATCTGCTTCGTCCAAGCTGTTCCCAGCACGGTCATACCGATACGTTTCTGACGTGATCTTTCTAGGGCCTAACGTGTCAAACAACTCAAATACCGCGCGTTGCTCTTCCTTAGTTGGCGCACTGTTGAACTTCGACTTGACCTGCGTAACATCTAAACCATCGTCAGTAAACTCCGTTTGCACAGTCACCTGAGGAACACCCTTCTCATTGCGCAAGGAATAGATACGTGCTCGGCCTGTTTTAAACCCTTCCTTGCCCCCGTGACCGTACGAATCCTTGTACTTATAGTCTCCGACGGAATGGCGCATTGCCGCACCTTCTAATTCCACCGCGTCAGGCGACATGATACGCACCCACTGTTGATTCTTATCTATCTCATAAACAGGATTTGTGCCTTTGAAGTAAACCTCTTTTGGAATCGGCTTACCGTCTTTTGCCTTACTGATGACCTCTTGCCAGTCACGAGAAAGCTTCATGTTTTTCGTTCCCTGAATCACTGCTTCAGAAAAACTCATGCGCTGTAGGTCCTTGACTGGTATGGAAGCCAGACTCTCTGCAAGATTGGTAGGACGCAAAAAGTCCATCTGGGGAAGGCTTACGTCATATATCGGCTGATCGTTACGCGCCGCATACAACATTGTCTCTACATCCTTTGGAAACTGGGTACGTAACTCCGTCGGCGCTCCAAATCCTGATGCCTCTTCCATAACCGCTGCTAGGTTCCTATCAGCATCCGTCATGTAGGACTTTTTAAGTCCTTCTACAGTAGTTGGCCTAGGATATTCAGTATCAATCAAATCCTGAGGAACACCTTCCGCAAGCATCTTCTGACGTAGCTGGTCCTGTGCTTTATTAGCAGCCGTATAGTCAGACTCTGTTGGACGAATTAATCGTGCACTAATTCCCGTGGCCCTGTCATACGCCCTCTCGAGATCCACCACCGCTTCCGGATCGCCCATCAAACGACGCAGTGCCTGAGCCGCGTCGCCCCCTTCTTCCGCTGCTGCGCCCGGACCACGGCCCGTGCCCCGCGCGGCTTCCAAAGCGTAACTACGGAATAGTTCCTTGTCCTTACCAAAACGTGGCAGGCGACCTTCAAACAATGCAATACGCAACGGGTCATCGCCCGTGCCAAATTCACTCGTCAAGTACTTACGGCCCTTAGTCCGTATAAACTCTGCGACGGCGTTGGCATCTTTACCTGCCAGCCCTTCTGCCCTAGACAACCCTTGAACTACACTATCTAAGTAATCGTCCATCCGGGAACCAAAACTAGACGGGTAGAATGTCCCGCCTTTTGGTTTGACCGCGTACATCGGGCCCGCACCCGTCCTCGCAGCAAGACTCTCGGCCATGCCCGCAGCAGTTGGACCCAACTCTTGCAACGCTTTTCTAGCGCCAGTCTTCACGCCCTTGGCCGTCTTGCTCACCGTGCCCGCAGGCACCGGCAGCGGCAAGTACGAACCCACCTCTTCAAAACCTCGGCCCTCTTTCGTCGGCGTGGTCACCCGCCTAGGCATGTAGTCGCGCAAGACCTCTTCCGTCGTGGCAAACCGCCTTGTCTTGTCACTGTCGCGGAAAATCGACTCAATATCCCCCACTGATCCGGGGATCGCGGCCACTGACCCGCGTAACGTCGATTCCAAATTCGACAAACCCTGACCCGTGATGTTACGCAACATCCGCGCCGACTCCGTCATGAACGTGTCCACGCCCTTGGTCGAACGCAAGCCCGTTATCGTGTCCTTCGTAATACCGCCTTCGCCAATGGCAATCTCGCCATAAACAGGAGAGCCTTCGGCGCGGTGCACAGGACCACCTTGCGCGTAAAGTTCTGGAAGCTTACGGGCCTTCGTCCAATCCAATATCCTTTTTTCCTTATCAAGGAAACGATCTTCTGGAATTACCAAGGGCTCCTTGCCTATTTCCTTAATCATCGCTTCCAAATACTCTTCTCTGGAACGACGCGGAAAATCCTCACGCAAAGCGGCGCGCGGCAACATGCTCCACAGGGTAGTAGGCTGGCCTAACTCTGCCATTGCAATGTTTCTATGCCGTCCTTCATGACCAGAAACAAAAGGTAACTTACCTTTTGTTTTGTTTAGCACTAAATAGGGCACAGACAAAGCACCACGCCCCTCGCTCGACATCAACGACCAGTAATTCTCAACCGCTGTACGATAGGGCTCTTTTAATTTAGCCGCAAAACGTTGGAACTCTGCTGGGTTCGCTGTCATCACAAGCTTGGCGTTGTCACCTTTAAACGCTTCTAACAAAGCCTTTTCCGTATACTGCTTCTCTAAATCTTTGATTTCATCGGCAGCACGTTGAACTCTTAATGCCCCGTACTTGCCTTCCTCTTCTAATACCTTCTTCTCTACGTTTGAGAGCTTGCTTGATCGTGCAACTGAAGGGGCTTGCACTAACTCTTTCAAAGCCTCCGCCGCCTTCTTGACCGCGCCGCCCTTGCTGTATGCCTGCACGTACACCGGGCGCATCGGAATCGCCAAAGGACGACCCTCTTCGTCGTCTACCTCCCCACCTTCCGAGAAGTACGACATCGCAGGCAAGTAATCCTGCTCCATGTCCTCACCATAGGGCGAAGTCAATCCGTCCACCGTTTGATCGCGATCAGGCATCACCCCACCCCCAGCAAGCTTATATCGCAAGGATTCTAGTTCTAATAATACTCATACACAAGCGCATCACTCGACTCCTCCTCCACATCGTCCGTGCCCAAGGTGACAAAGTTGCCTTGCCTAAATCGCATCATGGCCTGCGTCGTCGAGTCCACCATGTCATCATGATCCCCGTTCGGGAACGCCGCACACTCCTCAATCAACTCCTCCGCCCACTCCGTCTCCGGAGCCCATACCATCCGGCTCTCAAACAAAGGGGCTACCGCATGCGCACGACTAATCTTATCCTGCCCGGCTCGCCGACCTCCCGGGTTGTACATCGTCACCGGTATCCCCACCCTTCTCAACTCCTGCTGCAAAGTAACGCCCGTGGCCTTGGCCTCGATCAATACATTGTCAGGATTCCAATAACTGTACTGCTCCTTCGCGATCCGCTTTAACTCCGGAAAGTCCCACCGGCCTCTCACGACATCCAACAAAATAATGTTCGGCCCCGAATCCGCATCCGGCACAAATACCCCCCACGTCGTAATCACCGAGAAGTCCGCCGTCTCCTTCTTGCTATACGCCGTGTCATAACTCTGAATCAAATACTCACACTTCGGCGGCTGCGTGTGCGGCCATACCTGCCACCACTCCCTTTTCAAAATGGCACCCTCTTCCGCCGTCGGCTGCTGCTGCCACTGCGCCTGCCACTTGCGAAGGCCAATCGACATCTTGACCTTCTCCAACTCCTCCAACTTCCAATACTCCGGCCATAACGGCGTGTTACTCGGCAAAATCGCCGGGAACTCCAATACCTCCCACTGGTCCGCCTTTAACTGACCCTGCTGCCTTAACAAGCGGCCCGACAGATCATCCGTCCGCCATCTTGTGTTAATGATAATAATCGAGCCGTCCGGCTGCAAACGCTGACGAGGACCACTCGTGTACCACTCCCACGTGCCCTCCATCGCCGTGTCCGACAAGGCATCCTGCTCGTCCAAAATGTCATCCAAAATCACCACGTTACCGCCACGGCCCGTCATCGCACCACCCTTGCCGATGAAAAACGCTTCACCACCAGCATTCGTGTCCCACCGGCCCGCCGCCTTGGAATCCGCCGACAAAGAGAACTCCGGAAACAACTCCCGATAACGGTCCTCGGCCACCAGATTCCTGATCATCCGGCCAAAACGCTGCGCTAACTCCGCCGTGTGCGAACCGACAATCAATTTCGAATCAGGCTTCTTGCCCATTAAGTACGCCGGGAACAGATAACTGCCCATCTGACTCTTCCCATGGCGCGGGGGCATCGCGATCATCAATCGCTTGCACTGGCCCGAGACCACCCGATCAAGGGCCTTGGCTATCCGCCGATGGTGCTCACCCACAATCATCTCGGGCCACACGTACTTGCAGAAGTCCAGAAAGTTGGACGTAGCACGTTCCTGTGTCTGGATCTGCAAGAGCCGTAGCTCAAGCTTTACGCGTTCGGCTTCAATGTCTTGTTGATTTGTTAAGTCCATAGGTTTTGGATTTTGCAAAAATTTTTGTAGGCAATTGATTTTGCAAGGAAAGGGGGTGTTTCACGTGGAACCATACCTCAAAACTTTTAAATTGGTAACTGTTTGTGTGAAATCGGGCCAAGGCGGCTTCGCGCCCAGACCGGGGGCCGTTTTTGGTGGGTGGGTACTCACTTCGCTCGGATACCGCGAAAACGCTCGCTGGGACTCGGCCCCGGTTAGTGGGCGCTCACTTCGTGGATAGCGGCCCACGGCCCACGGCCCGGGACGCGCTGAGCTCGGCCCACGGCCCGGGAGCGGGCGCGCTGAGCACGGGCCGGGAGCACGGGACCGGGAGCGCCGAGCGACGGCCCGGGAGCGCTGAGCTCAGGCCCACGGCCCACGGCCCGGGAGCGACGGCCCACGGGCCGCCGAGAGCGCCGAGCACGTACGTTTCAAGCATAACGGACCACGGGCCACGGAGCCCGGTTTCGGGCGGGCGAGCAAAGCAGGGAAAAAGCAAAATAAAGCTTCCCTCATTACGGGTGAAAATAATATACAGGGACGCGGGCCCGGTTTATACACGCGAAAAAAAAGGCCCGCCGAAGCGGGCCGGAAGCAAAGCGGGCCGGATTATGCGCGCTCGATTTTCAGGCCGCCGCGCGGGCCCAGTGATAAAACATAATCGGGATATTCCACGATATCGGACAACCTAGGCGCGACGTGTATTGACCCTTCGATTGCTTGGCCGTATCGAGCGAGCTCGGCCGCTATACGCCGAAAATAAGCGGCCGCGCCGCTTCGTGATTGAAAAGCCCGAACGTCATCAAGCGAATCGGACCCTATACGCACGAAATACAAGTCTTCTGCGATATTCCTATGGTCTAACATGTTTTTCTCCCTGTATCGATTAATCAACGCGGGATTTACCCGCCCGGAAAGTATAGCGCAAAACGGAAAAAAGAAAAGGCCCGCCGAAGCGGGCCCGCGCGGCCCTCACGGGCCGAGCTCAGGGAAAGCTTAAGCGATTACTAGGTCCAATAAATCGCCCGCTTGCGTTTCAAAATCAACGCGGTCCGCCGTCCAAGGAATTGATCGCGCGTACGCCGTCGCGCCCGTTACAGCGTCCCAGATTGTCTCAATCGGGCGGCCCTCATCCATCACGTGCGCGTGTTCGATTCGCTGAGCGACGCGCGGTCCGAAACGATTCGCCAAGAATTTGCCCACGTCCGGGATTCGCTCGCGCTGGGCCGCTTGCAATACGCCCAGCGTGTTCGATTCGCTCGCTTGCGAATAAGCAAGCAACGCGGGCGCTACTTCCTCGATAAACCGGTCCGGAGCGCTCGCCGTATGGCGAAGGGAAATTTCCTCGAGCTCATGAGCGCCCCAAACGATCCGATTCGCGCAGACATAATCGAACAAAAAGGTTTTCACGCGGAGCGCGCCGCCGCCCACTTCGGAGTTAGTGACAAAAAACCCGCGAGCGAGCGCGCCCGTTTTCCCGTCCCGGCGGCCCGGGAGCTCGATTCGGTTTACCTCATCCGCGAGAAAAACGAACATGTCACGGTCCCCGGCGTACAAAGTAGTATTTTCGCGGTCTACTTGGACCGCCTTCCCGAATACGCCCGGGACGCGAAAATCGCCCGTTACGCCGTCCCCAAAGCGGTCCATTAGCGCCGCAATAACATCATCGTTCCAAACCCGCCCATAACGCGGGCCCGTCATGGCGCGAATTGTCGCTTCGCCGTTTTTCGTCAATAACACGCCCACGTCTTGCGCGTCACGTTCGTGTTGCATGCCCCAGTTAATACAATCCGCCGCAACGGGCGCGGGAAGCGAACGAAGATACCCGGCGGGCGCGCCGATCAGGCCCGCCGCTTGGCCGAACGCCCAATGCGACGGGGCAAACCCGTGGCCGTTCGGGCCCTCGATCAAAATGCCCGAATTGTCGTCCGTCGGGACGGCCCGCAACGCCCGCGAGCTAACGACGGCGGCGCGACTAATGGCGCGCTGGGCCGCTTGCGCGGCATGCATTTCAGTGAGCGAGATAAACCGCTCTTCGGCGGGACGCGTGGCCCATTGTTTCGACGCTTGCATCAATGTACTCATTTGATTCTCCCTGTATTTACTGCGTTAAAAAGGGCGGGACATGCCCGCCCGGAAATTATAGGGCCGTTTTCTGGAAATTCAAAGTAATTTTTTCGGCCCGCTTCGCGCCGCTACCATGGGCCAGAAAACCGACAATTGTCGGACGGTCCGAGCGCGCGCACAATTGACAATCCGCGCAGCTGATATCGTCGCGCAGCTGGGCCGGGCAAGTAATAACGGGACGGCCCGCCGGGGTGAAATTTTTAGCGCCCGCATTGGCCGGTAAAATCGTTACCACGGGGCCCGCGCCCACGTCCGCGAGCTCATCCGCATGCGCGAGCGAATTAGCAGACAAATTGACAGTAAACCCGGCCCGATTTTCCTCCCGCATCAAACCTTCCTTTTTACAACTGGTTCTTCAATCTTTAAATTTGATATTTT